CTGAACTCCTTTCTTCAATTCCTATCCACTCCTTACGCTCACAAAATATCACATCTGTGTCGTGACTTCGTACTGTATCTCAGAGCCATCTATTACACAATCGTTGTAGCAAACTTTACCATCTGGCTTCACGAGGCTTACTGCCGCCACTAATACATCCGACAAGTCGTATATCTTTCCGCTCTGCATAAGTGTAAAATGCAGGCTTCTTGTCTTTGTATCTCCCTGTCTTACAGAAATCCGGGGGCGTGTCCGTTCATGATCCAGGTCAAGTCGCATATTATTTACGATATTATTCCTCATAGATAACCTCCTTCGCCCTCATTATATAAAAAAGAAATAGGGGATTTCTCCCCTATTTCGTCTTCTTTTTTGACCATTCTTCAATTTTTTTATTTGCTTCTGCATTCGTATATCCAAGGTGCATATAGATTGAGATAAGCAGGTTCTTCATATCAGCATATTTACCTTTTTCCTTTGCCTTAAGGTATTTCTTTTTATATTCTCTTGTTACAACTCCACTGATATCTTTATTTTCTTTCCCGCCTTTACTTTTCGCTTCACTTATGTAGTCAAAGATAGCATCTCTGGCTGCTCCCTTGTTTATAGAATTGTCAATTGCATCATATAGCCTTTGATATGTTTCACCGTAGTTCCATTCTTCCAGGGTACACCATATCTCCTCATCACTCTGTCCGGCTTTTTCTTTAAGGAACTTCTTAGCTTCTTTCTCTGATATATCGCCGGCAAGGTAACCATCCTTTATCTCTTTTTTCACCTTGGATGTAATCTCTTTTTGCTCCAGTCCCTTTTCTTTCAGTTCTCCTTCTATCTCTTTATATACTGCGTTATCTCCGGAAAGGTATGCATCCATCATTCTCTCATACTGCCTGCTATTCTTTCTCTTAATTCCTCCCAGATATTTTCCTGTTGTGGTGTTATAAATAGCTTTGAAGTCTCTCTCCACATTGTAAATTGGAATACCCGTTACAGAAGAAATTCCGCTCATTAAAGACTCAGCTGCTTCTAACCAGGTATGGTTTTCTCTGTAGTCTGCATCTGTCGCATATTTCTGCACATTCCTTACTCCTGCAAACAGCTTCGACAACCCCTGCATATCCAGTCTGTTTACATCATATCCCTGTGCTATAGAAAGAATATCTTTCATGTATGGAATTAACTGAACTGGATTCAGGTTATCTATTACATTGTCCTTGTAATCCTCAAGCCATCTCTCCCAGTATGTAGTATCATCATCCTTCTTATCTCTGAATGCATCCATGAAGGACTGTACTGCTGCATTCACAACATTTGTAATAATATATGCTTTCAATGTCTGTTTAAAGAATCTTTTACTTCCGGCATTCCATTTACCCGGCATCTCATACCAATCTCTTAATGCATTGGCCAGCATATTGTAAGATTTCGTAGGCTCTGCCATGAATGACGTTGCCATTTTATGTAAGCCATTGTTGCTTCTCATAATCTGTGACCGGTGGAGTACGGAGTCTACTACCTGTGTCTGGTCGATAAGTTCATCGTATCTGTCTACACATAAATCTGTAAATTCTTTGGAATTTACGTCTATATCAGGATGTAGCGCCTTTGTTTCCTGTTTTACTGCATTCCACAGTACACCCCATGTAACATCATCTGCTTTCTGTGCAAGAATCATGGTTCCTTCCTGCAATCCCTCTTTAAAGGTGTGCTGGTCCGTAATAACCTCTTTCATAGACTGACCAATTGATGTTTCAAAATATCCCCAGGACTTCCACTTTGCAATAGGTGCTTTTTCCTGCACCTCATGCACTGCAGGTTTCATGGTCAGTGCTTTTAAAAGATACTTGGAATCCATCACTGCCATTGCACGGAAATAAGCTGTTGGCTGCTGTATTGCTACCCTGATATTTGCTGCTACAGATGCAGCTTTCATATTTCCAACCAGTTCATCCACAAACTTGACCTGGACATCCCCTGTTCCTTCTGCATTGATATCCTGCACCAGCTTTTTAAAGTATTCCTGGTATTCTTTTCCGTAAGCCCTCTCTATCTGTGCCTTAACAGACGTCTTGGAATTCAGAATATCCAGCACTTCATCCTCTGACATATGTTCATCCAGTCCTGCTTTTTGTCTGTAATTGAACCACTTCATAGCATCTGACAATGCCGCTGTATAGCTTCCGTAACTTGCCATATCTGTTACATGCTTCGCAAATACATCAAAGATGTCGTCTACCACAATAGCATTTCTCGCATTTTTCATGGTCTTCTTAGTGAATCCCTGATTCTTTACTCCCCAGTATGAAGTCTTGTCCTTTGTATCTACAGTATTTCCGGATGTCTTAATCGGATAATAATGCTGTCCGCCGAATCTTCTGTATCCATACATCTGCATTGTGGTAGCATTACCCCATGCGGAGCATCTATTCTGCATAAACTGCTGCATAGAATCCGCTACTTTCTTCTGCTCCGGAGTAAGCTCCTCGCATATCTTTCCAACTTCGTATTCGGTAAGCCGGATTCCCTCGGAATTCCGATATACCTTTGTACCAGCTTTGGTTGTTGTTATTACTCCACCATACTTGATATGTTCTTTCGCCTGCTCTCTGTTTTTAAGTTCATACAGCCCCATCATCTGTGCTGTTGTCATCCGCAACTTTTTATTGCCAAAATCAAACTCATGAACTTCCGCATCCCTTCCGGTCCACTTCTTCATTTCAGACTTTAACTGTTTTTCGGTAAGTCCGCATTCCTCAGCAATCTTTCCAAACTGAGACTGCATATAATCCTGTGCTTCCGCAATCTTTTCCGTTCTGGTATTCAGTCCCTTACGCAATCCTTTATAGATGCTAAGTGCAGAATCTCCCATTCTGTAGAAGTATGACCTTGGGTCCAGCATATTGGCATCCAGCATATTTTCTGCTTTGTTAATTGCCTTTCCCCTTAAAGTATCATTATTCCATACTTTCTTATCCTTCTTGGTTTTCAGTTCTTCAATTGTGTTGTCTCCAAGTTCTTCCACGTTCTGTGCACGTTCATTTACATATAACTGATTTACACTGGTAATGGCTCTCTTTAATCCGGATACCAGTCTGTCCAGATATCTCAGACCATTAATATCCATGTCCGAAATTCGTACACCCTCATTATTGTTCAGGAAATCTGAAATATCATCCAGCAGTGAGCTTGTCTTCCGGTCTCCTGAATTACCATCCATAAGAGCATTATAAATATCCTCATAATCTCCGGCAATGGCTTCTCTCTCGCTTGATAACTTAAGCTGCATCTGGCTTAAAGCATTGTACCATTTCAGTGAATCAACACTATTTGGATTTGTCCGGTCTGTCGTGAAGTCTATCGCATCTATGAAATCAGCAACCATTTTCTTTAATGCATCCGGCACATGATTCTTATCTGTATTCTGATTAAATGCAGTTACAATCCCTTGAGCATTCTTTCTGATACGTTCCCGGTATCTTCTCCGCTCCTCGATATTTCTCTTTGCCGTACGGTTCTCTGACTGCGCCGCTTTCAGCTTCATATACTTGTCGTTGCTCTGCTGTTTCACCTTTGCCAGCTTTGCTTCGTATGACTTTATTTTCTTTCTGATTTCCGTTTCTGCCTTTGCATCACGATAGGCCATAGCCGAGCTGAGTTCTCTTCTCTGTTCATCCAGTTCCCTCTCATACTTCTGTTTCAGGCTGTCTCGTCTGGTCTTTTCCTGCTCTTTCAGTTTTTCGAATCTTTCACGGTATTCTGCATTCAGATTCTTTCTGTATTCCTGCTGCTTTGCAATCAGCTTCTGGGTTTCCGCCAGCACCTTTTTATTTGCTGCATCCGTGCTCTGCTCTACAAAGAATCTCCGGTAAATGTCTAATGCAAGGTCATATGCTGCCTGCTGCTTATTCATTCCAAAGATATTGTGTTTTGCCGGTTTCATCTCATTCATAGCATCAATCAATGCTATTGGCTGGTCATTTACAGCAGTATCCATATCCAATATATAATTAGAGCTCTGGCACAGCTCATCCCACAAGGAATCCAGGTACATGCCGTCTTCCGAGAAAGTAATGTTTCCGAAATTCATCTTCCGGAACTTCTCGTAGCTATCGTAATAATGAGCCACTTCTTTTTTCTGTGCTTCATTTAACCGGATTTTCTGTGCTTTTAATGTATTTCGGAATGAGTTATACACATCCGCTTCCACACTATCCACATCTGTGCTTTCTTCAATTACCGGAGTGGCAATTTCCTGCACGATTCTTACCATATCTTCATAAGATACATTCTTTGTATCCTTCAGGTATGCAAATACCTTCGTCAGATTATCCGCCAGTTCCTTCGCATTGTAGGTGCTCTTATATTCCTGCTTGACCTCTGACGCAATCTTTCGCATGGTCTTTTCATCTATAGTCACGTTCTTAAGAGATTTAAAGCCATCCTCAATAATAGAACCCATCTCTTTTTCTGTATCAGAATACTCTTCGTCCAGGATTGCCATAAGATCTTCGTCAATATCTATTGAGTATCTCTTCTCTGGGTTATCTGTAATACTTTTGCCATTATCTGCTCTTCTGCTTCCGATATATTGTTCAGATATACTTCTTTCGGTATCTCGTATGCGAACTGAATCAGTTCTACCACTTCTTCGTCCGTTTTCAATGCGTTGGCTACTCCCACTATTATATTTGTATCTACCCCACAAAAATCCAATCCCTTTATCAAATCCTTCATTGGTTCTGTAATTTTTCTTGAACCTTCCACTTTTCATTACCTCCTCTATATCGTCATGATATAATTCTACGTCGTACTGTGCCAGCACTTTGAACTTATTTGCGTTCTTATCCGTCACCTTATACAGATAAAAATACTTGTCCGAAAATGCAGGATTGATTTTTCTGCTTATAAAATCTTTACTGTAATTATTTTTCTCTACTTCTGATGCAAGTATAGCATATTCCCTTTTGCTAATGTAAACTTCTTTACTATTTTTTAAGATTGCATCTACATCAATAGAAAATACTGTATCCTGTTCAACTGCGGCTCTATTTATAACTTCCTTTCTACTAGCTTCATTATCTGTTTTATATTCATACGCTTTAATTCCCGCCTGTTTCAGTTTGTCTTTGGTCTTTTCTGAAATACTATCCGGAATTACAACTGCTGCAACCTCATCGAATCCTACAGCTCTTTGTGGTTTTCCTTCAAAGTACTTTACCGGAATATCTTTAAGGATTGTTCCCAAACGCACAATATCATTCGCTATGTTGCTCGAAATATTTTTATAATATTTCTGCATGCTTTTTTGTATCTTTTCCGGCTTTAAACCTCCCTTTACTGCCTCAATAACATTTCTCCCTGCTATATCTCGGTCAAAAAAAGAATTATCAGAAATAGTTTTATTATTATCCACAATTTCGCTTACAATCTTTTGGTATAATTCTCTTGATTCACTATAGATTTCATCTACCTGCTCTGGCGTCAAATCAAGTAATCTTCCCTCCTGTTTCTTTATATCCTCTATGCTCTTAAAGTCTTTTGATACTGCTGCTCTTACCTCTCCTATTCCTGGTATAAGTGAACCCTCTTCATTCTTAACACCAGCACTTTTCATTGCTTTTACAATGTTTTCAATATTGTAATCATCATGTAATGCCTCGAAGCTTCTCAAATTTCCACTGGCTGTATAATATTCTTTTCCATTATATATTCCTGCTTTTCCAATAACTGGTTCTGCTAATTCCAATGTATATAGCTCAAAAGCATCCTGATTATCCTTAATTGTATTATTAACGCCATCTGTATATGAGTATCTGTCCTCTATTGGTTTTGCTTTTCCCTGTGCAATATCAAGATAGGTCTGATACTGTTCTTTTAATATATTGTAAATTTCTTTATCACTTTCCATATCTGACAGATTGTCGTTAATTTTTGTAGCCCACTTTTCGCCCAATGCTTTTAATGAGGTTTTTTCTCTTATTGTGTCAAGTAATCCCTCTCTCACTTTTTTATCATATACCAGTTTATCTACCGTTATATTTTCATTGTTAAGATATTCTTTAACCGCACCTCGTCCCATAAATGATGGTTCTGCAGTTGGCATTCTTAAAACCGGCTCCACCTTCAGATTATTTTCCCTTATAAATCTTTCTTTTACTTCCATCATTTCACTTAATTTCATTGCTGCCGTTTTCAAATCATTTCCATTAAAGGCATTTGCATCAATATAGTTTGCAGAAGTTCCTATTCGTTCTGCCAATTTGCTCAATTCCTCTTCATTTACTTTATAATCAACTCTAGGAAATCTTGCTGTATAAGCATCTGCGCCAAATACTCTATTATCCTTATTTTTCGGGTCTACAGTTTCCTTCTTAAATAGTACCGAAATATCTCCGTATCCACTATGTCCAATCTGTTTTTTTGTAATTGCGATAGATGGCATTGGAAATCCACCAAGTTCTAGTGCTTTATTCAAGTTATCTTCTTTCAAATTATGCACTGCAATCAGGTCTTTTCCCTCTTCCATGTTCACATCTAGTGAAAATGTTTTTTCCGAATCAATATCCAGTGTCTCAGGTTCACCCAGTTCCATATATTTTTCAGCCGGTATAACTTTTATGGTATGATGTTCGCCCTCTTCTGCCGTTACATTTTCCCGCTTATAATTTTCCTGCGCCTTTGTCAATTCACCCAAAAACATAACTCTTATTCTTTGTGCTTCTTCTGCATCTGCTCTCAGTGCTTTCTTTGCTGTGCTGGATAATACATGATCATTCAGGTATGATGTGATTTTGTCGTAAACTCCCTTGAAAAAGTCAGCAATCGTCTTGAGAATGCTCTTGTGCTCACTCTCTGTCATGTTCTCCGACAAGTACTTGGAAAACGCTTCCACTCCCTTCTGGTCAGCAAACAGTCCTGCTACATAATCAAATACATACTCATTGGCAGAATCTTCATAGGTCTTTCCTTTTTCTACCGTCTTATATGCCTTATGATACTGTTCAATAGTATTCGTAAGGTAAGCAGCTCCTTCTTTCGTTGTAACATAATTCAATACCGTATCTACTACTTTCTGCATACCTTCATGATTATATGCCTCGGAGAATTCACCCAATTCATGCACAAGTGTTGTGTATTCATTAGTGGTGTTCCCCTGTCCGGTGGTCTTGGCTAATGCTATTCTTGATAATGCTTTCTGGAAGTTACCATTTTCTCCGTGCTCCAATTCATCATTCAATTCAATATCAAGCCCGGTTTTCTTTGCTACCATTTCCACAACCGATTTCATTCGATTGTCAGATTTATCCAGTCTGTTATCGATTACAGAGCCGGTTCCCATCTTCACAGCCTGCTGCACATTGGAATTCTGTGATAACGGACTTCTGCTGTTTTCTCCGAGATAATACATTTCCAGCAATGTTGATGGTGACATTTCACTTACAATTCTTGCATTTATCGGATTATTCATAATACTTTCATATGACGTTTTACCCAGTTTTCCGGCATTGTAAAATACGGCTGCTGATTCCAGGTATGTAGGCATACTTTCCCCATTGTAATTTTCAATAACCGCATTTGCAGCCTTGGTATCATCAAATGTTGCAGCAAAATTATATAAATTTCTCATGGTAGGATTGTTTATTTCCACCGTCTTGTAGTCCACAATGCTTCCATCTGACAGCTTCACCATGGTTTTCTCCGGTGTACTCTCTGCTATCTCTACGACAATATTCTGTTTTCCCGTATTCTTATTTACCGCCTCTGTTACTCCAGTCTGATTCCGGCTATACTGTTGCACCGGTGCAACTTTCTGATTTTCTGCGGTAATACCTTCTGCATTTACCATTCTGTCTGCTACTTTATTTGTAGCATTCTCTTCCTCTGTGTTACTGGTATCTACAGTATCATTTATCAGCTTCTGAGCCTGCTGCTGTGCCTGTTCCTGTTCAGCTCCTTTTCTGACAAATCCCTCTGTGATAACCTTGTCCAGATTTACGTCTTCACTATTTGCCATGGATTCTATAATCTGGCTCATCTGTGAATCAGTGATATTGTCCGCTTTTACTGTATCAGCAATCTGCTTTGCAGTAGAATTCTCCGGCATCTGCTCTGCTGTTTCCAGGATAGTGTCTCTCATTGTATTATCCTGGTTAATTGTCTTTCCCATTTTATGATACTGTACAGTATTTACAGTATTTGCAACTCCACCAAATACAGCACCGGATATAGCACCGGCTACAAAGTCCTGCCCTACCTGATTCCAGAACTGCTTATTAGCCGCTGTTTTTGCTTCGTCTTCTGACATTCCATTTTTCATATATTCCTTTACATTTGTGCTATATTCAGATAATCCGCCATTAATCATGCGGTCTGCTGCTTCATCTGCAAAATCGGTAAATACTTCCTCACTGCCCTCGATTCCAGACTGGGCAGCCCAATCCAATATCTTTTTCTTAAATGTAGTTTTGGTTGGATTCTCCGCCATGCCATATAAATGGTCTAAGCTCAACTTTTCAAATCCTGCCTCTGCTGCTGCATTGGCAATTCCAATAGCTGCCGCTTTATTCGTGTCTACACCACGCTCAGACGCATCCACATATGCCTGGGAGCCGGCACTTGCCGCCATGATTCCAAGAGAAACCGGTTCACTTCCTGTTGCCATGGCTGCGGCCGAATCTGCCATACTCATTCCAACATCGTATACGAACTTTCCTATTGTGGAATCAATGTCATTTGATACTGCTTCTCTTTTTCGGTTTCTCGACTGTGTGAAGCGAGCGGAATACGGGTCATAAGGTGTATAGGCTTCATCTCCTCCGAAATAGTTCTTTGCCGAATGACCCAACTGGTCTACAAAGTCCGCTCCGGAAAGCAATGAATCACCTACAGACGTAGCAGACTCCTTTGCATTAATGAGGAATCCTTTTAATCCTTCCTGCTTTGTTTCCTCTTCCAGTTCTCTCCGTTTCTTTGTATCAATCTGGCGATTATGAATCCAGGAATAGTATTCTTCCATATCATCAGCGTTAATTCCCTGACTTTCCAAGTTTTCTTTTGCGCTGTTATATGCCTTTTCTAATTCGAATGGGTCTCTGCTTCCAATTGTATCTCTTATAGCCTGTTCCTGCTCTGTTGCTTCCTCCTCGTCATGGTCTGTAATATACATCTGCATGACAGCCTGTTCCTGTTCCGGAGTGAGTTTAGCATAATCCTCCGACCATTTCTTGATTGCTTTCTGGTTTTTTCTTACACTCTGCTCATTCTCGTACTTGTCGATTGCTGTATTACCTTCCAGTGCATCATGCTCTTCTGCAGACATGGTTTCCCCTGTTAATCTATTCCTGTATCCTGCGAGTTTTGTATCCTTGGTAATGTTTCTTGCCAGCACTGGACTATCAAAACTACCGTATATCGGTTCATAATTCTTAAGCTTATCTTTATTTCCTTCTTTTTCATCCTTCGCACTTGTAATTTTTGCTGATAATTCTTCATCAGAAAGACTTGCAAGCTCCGGGTCAGATAAACTCTGATAATACTTGTCTATGTAATCTGCATATTCCTTCGCTGTCTCAGGTTCCTTCTCCGGCATCCAGGATGTGTCCGCCTGCTGCTGTAATGCCTCCTCAATTGCACGTTTTTTTGCACCCTTAAAGGAACTTACTGCCGCCCCCTGCTTTCCTGTGGTATTTGATGCTGCTTTTGTATTCTCATAATCTTCCACCGTCATAGTTTCTCCGGTTGTTCTATTTCTATAGCCTGCAAGTTTTGTATCTTTTCCGATATTTCTAGTGGTTGTCGGACTGTCAAAGCTACCATATACCGGCTCATAGCCTTCTAATTTCTTTTTGTTTTCTCGTTCCCTCTTTGCAATATCTAATGCTCCCTGCAGGGCACTTCCATTCTTTGACATTGCTTTTGTCGTAGTATTTACCGTATTTCGTGCCTTTTCTAATGCATAGTCCATTGCTTTGCTTCTTTTTGAATTAATTGTATTCTTTGAGAAATTCGCTGTGCCCCACGCAATTGCGCTTTCTCTGTTGCTCTGCGCTCTCTCTATTTTCTGCTGCTTCAGTTCTTTTAAACGTTCCATTCTAGATTCATAGGTTGGGTTATCCGACGTTGCATCACTATTATATTCTGCCTGTCTTTTCTCTTCTTTTAATTCAGCAAGCCGATTCATTCTTTTTTCGTATTTTTTCATAGCTGGTCTCCTTTAATAATGTAATCCATACTGTCTCATCCATGTATCGTGTAGGATGCTCCATGTGCTCTCATCAATTTTTCCTTTACCGAAAAGCTCGTCCAGATATGCTCCGCCTCTCGCACTTCCTCTTGAGATTGCTTCATTTAGATATTCTGTTTTCTTGTCTTCTGATATTGGTATTCTTTTAGAAGTATCAGTGGTTTTACCACTCTTGCTTCCGCTATTTGATTTCTTACTTCCACCGGATCCACTACTTGCTGCTTTTGCTTGTGATAAAGCATACTGTTTCGCCCACTGGTCATCTGCTACCTGGTCTCTCAACTTCTGATAATCGAACTGCTGCTGCCACTGATCATCTGCTACATTGTCTCTGTCTATCTGATAATTGTAATCATTGAGATATTTATCATTCGTCTGTGAATTCTGAAGCGCATTGAATAAATAATCACGGTCATTCTGCCAGTTACTAACTTTCTGCTGATATTCTCCAAAATCATTACCATGAAGGATGTTATATGCGTTCAGTGCGTTGCTGGTATCATTCTGCCAGTTCTGGTATCTGTCCTGATACTGTCCATACGCTCTATCTTCCGCCTGTCCTAATGCGGAATACTCATTATACATATTGGTGAGGTCTGTATTGTATTTATCTAATGCCTGTCCATAAAGATCCGGAATAATATCATTCAGCTTTCCAAGATATGCCTGGTATGCCTGAGAGCCTGCTGTTGCTCCATAACTATTGCCATATCCTCCGGATAATGCTGCTGCCTGTGATGTTGTATCAAGCATTGCCTGTTTTCCCAGATTAGCATACTGCTCCTTATACTGTTGGTATAATTGGTCTGCATTGAAATCGTATGAAAATGGCTTCTTATTCTGAATTCTATTCAATATCGTGTCAATTGCACCCTGATACTTGCTGTTATAGTCACCCGGCTTTGCATTCTGTGTATCTGTATAATTTTTATAAGCATCCTGCACATTCTGCGATTCCTGATAGTCACCCACCTTATTATTCAGATGGTTATCAAGATTCGTTTGTGCTGTTCGTGTCCCGTCAGATATTACTTCCTCCCAGTTTTTATGATTCCCCATTGTCCTTACCTCCTATTGATTCTTCTATTGCCGATATCCTTGCATCTACCTGATTTAATGAATAATTCAGTGTATCAGAAAGATTGTATAGAAAGCTCTTTAAGCTCTCTATATTCTGTTCATTTGACATGTTCTCTATATCTACATTTGGATAATCAAATTTAGCCACTTACTGCACTTCCTTCCTGTATCATTTGTGCTATCGAATATACTTTAACTGCGCCTTTTCCGGATAACCTCAGCTTGAAATGGTCGCATCGTTTTATTCGAACCGGCACCTGGTATGACCGTTTTTTTGTTCCTGTATATTCCATTACCTTTTGCCAGTTTTCCGAATCATACATTATCTCTATCTTGAAATATGCATCTGCTTCTATCTCAAGCCGGATAACCAGCTCTCTGATATATTTGTTATAAATAGAGTCAAGACCCATATCTCCTGTCACTGCATACCATTCCTGATTTTCTTCTTCCTCTCCAACTGGAATTGCTCCAGGATACCACTCTCCCGGATACATATACTGTTCTCCAAACCGATCATCCATCGGAGCTATTGGCATAAATATCTGTTCGTAATTAATTACCCAGATAGAGTTATTCTTATCTAAGAAATACAGTCCGCCATCTGAATATGCAAAGGCTTTCTTAATTCCTTCATCTTCCTTTGTCCACATTCCCTTTGTAATGTCATACACATAAGTACAGTAATTACTAAGTTCATCTCTCATGCAGACATAATATTTATCACGGTATCCTCCGGCAACTGCATCATAGTACATCTCTGTTCCAAGATTTCCAGATATTTTACTTGGCATACTTCCGTTATATGCGCATATACCATCCCGGCTTTTATAATATAAAACCTCATTTAATACAATCAGGCTCTTTTCCGAACCCAACTGAACGCCACGCATAGGTTTCCATGAAAGTTCATAATTACTCGGTTTATCACCAAATAATCTGTGCATGCCACCCTCTTTAAAAAAAAGTACACTACCGGAATAAGATATTGCACCGGTAAAATCCCCTTCCGAACCCACCGTTACTGCGTAGCTGTCAGAGGACAGGCCCATATAACATCTCCAGTTCTTTGGATCTCCTAGCTTGCAAGCATATATTTCATGATTTGTAGAAGAACACCCCCACAACCGGTTATCCATCTCAGTTACAAAATCCATATCCGGGACTGTCCTTGAGATGGTTATATTCTCACTGTTCGTAAATACTTTATTAATCAGACCCATCACAATTACATAATCATCTCCACAACCATACAGAATATTGGATGTATTAAAATCATAATTGTTATAAATCTCTGCCCTTTTATCTACTCCACTGAATGTAGCAGCATCATATACTTTAAAACCTTTCCCGATACCTGGTGACTGTATCTTTACATAGGTTGTTCCTACGGATACCCATGCTGCAGAATTTTCACTCCATATTTTCATTACAACTGTATTTTCAGAAGTATCTATCCAGTATTCATATTGCGTTTTATCCGGTTCTGTATCACCGGTATATGTTTTCTTTTCAGGAAATACCGTTCCGTCCATTTTGCAAAGCGTAAAGGATGGCTTTGTTGTGGTGGTTACCTTATTTTCCATATCGGTTAATGTTTGGTCATATACGTTGTACATAACCTTATCTGGAAAGACACACAAATATGCTCCCATTCTTACAAATGTTCTTTCCTTATCCTTGCATGATTCCTTTAAATCACACGCTTCTGACTGGTTATAGTACAGCTTATTCTCTGTTACCCACACCAGCTTATCCGTGCCATACAGACCTTTACAGTCTGTAAGGTCCCGCAATTTTCCTCTCGGTATCCTCGGAGACAGTATCGGATAATAATCCGCCGTCATATTTTTCATATCCGAGAATTCCCCGTCTTGTATTCTTCCATTGGCATTGTAGCCGCCAAATGCACTCAGTACCTTGGTTTCCGACCTTGTACTTTGAAGTTTAGGTAATCTCATATGTCACCTCTCTAATACATTGTTGCCCTTAAAGAGCTTTTATGTGTCCGGTACCAGTAATTAGCAAAATCCTGGTATTTCTGATTAAACATAGCTGCTGAATTTGCGTATCTGTCCATTTCATTGTTATAATAATCAATCTGGCTCATAAGCCACTGGACATATAAATTGTCATATGGGGCAGGCACAAGAAGTTCTTTATCCATATCAGCTTCTGTATAAGGCTCTACCACTACATCCTCTTCACGTTCTCTTACGTTCAGGATTTCAATAGCAATTCTTTTATCCAATTCAGTGAGCCAATCTAACTTTTCGTTATCCTCATAAGTATTTGGTTCCAGATCATCCACCTTTGTTATTGCTTCATTTACCTTCATACATGTCTCTCCTTCTAAAAAAGAGGCACAACAACGCTGTGCCTCTCCTCGTTTTAATGGAATCTCTTATTAGTTTAAAGCCTTTCCTTTTGCAATAAGTTCCTGCTGTCTTCTCATTGCAAGCTGATCCATTTCTGTACTGTTTTTCAGAACTTCAAAGATTGGTTTCGGAATGGTTACCTCTTCCCCTCTTTTAATTATGTAATTATGTCCATTTAAAGATACGAAAATGTCTCCTTTTTCACCATCCAACGGTGCCATAAACTTAACATTTTCTTTCCATGGATCCACTTCTTCTACTGTTTCTGCCGCATCCATTACCTGAGTTTCTTCTGCTACTTTCGTTTCTTCTACTACTTTTGTTCCTTCTGTTTTTGCTCCCATACAGTTGCCTCCTAGTTTGCTTCTACGCTTCCGCTGAATTTTGATGTTGATTCAATACGAATCATATACTGCTCTACCAGACGTTCTGCTGTCTTAATTGCTTTCCATCCTACCGTGGAGCGCTGGTTTAATGGGTCCTCTCCTGCACCTGCCGGCTTGATAATCATCTGTAATGCTCCGCCATCAATACCGGTTTTGGCATACGCATGTGCTCCAAGTACTAATGTACCAAATACTGCAGTATCTGCCGGGCATCCTGTGCCTTTCCAAATTTTTGCGTTTGAAGTAGATACAAAACGTACATTTCCAATCTTTCCAATTTCTCCTTCAAAGATTGCTTCTGGTGCTGCATATTTATGTACGTCAATCCATTCCTCGCTGCGCATAAGGTCATATGCTGCGTATGGATGAATAATGGCTACATAAGATTTCTGAATTTTTGGAGCATTCATTGCTTCAAGCATAGCTGCTGCACGGAAGAAGATTTCCGGCGTCAGTGTGTCTGTTGCTGTTAACTGGGCTCTTGTTGCTCTGTCTCCAACAATTAATACGTTTGTGCCACCGGCCATAACGTCTCTTGTAACATTGTCCAATGTCAAGCCTGCCTGAGCACCTAATACTTTTGAAGCCTGCACAACATTGTTATCAATGGCTGTAAGGTCCAGTACGTCAGAGATTGTGATGTAATCTCCGTACTGTTTTACCGTACTTGTAACTGTACTTACGCTTAAGCTATTTCCATCCGGTGTCACACCTTCTGTAAGTGGTGTATTCGCCGGTTTCAAAGAGTCATACTTTCTGAACTCAATCTGTTTACCACCGTTTTTAGGAATCGGATAATCATCTCCAAACTGGTCATGCACCAATTCTGGGGATGCTTCTTCAATCAATTCCTTTTCGTAAAATGTTTTATTTTCTGCCGACAAACTGGATGTACCAGTTGTCTGTGTATTTGGGTCTGCAAAAAACTGCAAGATATTTCTGATTTTCATATATATTCCTTTCCGAATCACGAGAAAGAAACACGTTCTCCCTTGAGTACTTTCTTCTCGTATTCCCTCATCTGTTCAGGTGTCAATTTTCTAACATCTACTTTCACTGTTCCTTGTGAACCGGAAGATGCTGCACCTTCAATTGGTCTTCCACTCTTTGAATTGATGCTTTTTACTACATTGTTTTTTGCTGTTTCTGCCGCCTGTGCCATTCCATATGTCATAATCTCATCATGGTGTGTGGCCATGTAAGCAGCTTCAATGCTTCCACCAACTTTAAGAATTGCCGTGAAGTCTGGATTTGCAAGTTCCTCATTAAGGTTAAAGTCCATGTTATACTTCTGTCTTAATGCATCCGCCTGCTGTGTCCACTGTGCATAAATCTGCTCGCCTTCTTTTTTCTTCTCCAACTGTTCCATTGCTTCTGTCAGTTTCTTGTTTTCCAACTTTACCCGGTTTACTTCCCGAAGCTGGTCTACGGACATTCCATGTCTTGCTGCTTCATCTTCCAGAAGTGCATTGTCCTGCTGTACTGCTCTTACGAGTCCTTCTATATCATCCGCTTCAAGACCATAACGCATAGCAAGCTCTCCCATGATTGGAGTCAGTGCATCATACTGTTTCTGCAAGTTACTGATTGTTTCATTCGATTTTTTCAATCTGTCCTTAACGATTCCTTCTGTACGCTTTCGATATGCGTCTCTGTAATCGCCCTTAATCAGTTCCTCGAAGGCTTTTTCTGTGTCTTCCGGTGTTGTCGCATCCTGCGACGTTCCAGCGTCGTCCTGGTTACCTGTTCGACCGTCTGTGGCTCCGGCGTTGAGCCCTTCCGCCTGTCCTGCTGTTCCTTCTGCTCCGGTTGAAGCTGCGCCTGCCCCACCTTCTGCAAAGAACTGCAAATTAAAATACTTTTTTCTCATACTTTCGTCCTTTCCGAAGTGCCATGTTTTTCTTAAACCACTTGTACTATATCAATTCAAAAAATTTATTTCTCCCCAATTTCGTCTAAAAATAAAATATTTTTTGGAAAATTTTTTTCAATGATTTTATAGCCATTCAATATCGTTTCCAGCACTACTTCCGTCTCTCTACTCCAATCCGTTATTTCCACGTTGCATCTCCCGGATTCTCCCATTTCCAAGACTGTAATCTTTACTTTTCCTTCTGCCTGCTGCTTTTGTAATTCCTCAAGAAGCGTAAATAAAAGGATACTGCATGCCGAACATACAATATCCTTTCCTGTTTCTGCATAGTCAGCATGACCTTCCATTTTTATTTCCATCAGATTTTCTTTTTCTCTCACTCTGACTTTAAGCATATCTTTCTCCTATACTGACGTAGAGTTTCTAGTTGCATGCGCCGCCTGGCTTGTTAATGAGCCATTGCTATTCCTGTTAAGCACCGACTGGCTCTGCGCCATAGGTTCTTCTGCCTGCTGCATTGCAATCTGTGCATTTCCCGCTATTCTTTCTGCATAATTCGTTGTTCCTCCGCTCGACATATCTACTGCCTGTGCCAGTGCAAGAGCCTGCTGCTGCATCTGTAAGTACAGGTTGTAATATGTCTGGGATTTATTTAATCTCTGCTTCACCTCGTCTTTTCCGTCAAAGTCCATCATATCCAGACATCCGATAGTCATTTCTGCATTCTGCGGATTAAAAAATCCAAGGTTATAGAATTGTAATGCAAGCTGATTCTGTGTCTCCCTGGTGTATGCGCTCTGCTTTGCTGGTACAACCTTAACATCGAATATAGGGACTCTTTCTGACTGTGCCTGTCCAAATCCGGTATCCATTGGCTGTCCTTTTAATGTGCTATTGTCAAACGTCACATAATCTGTCTGTCCGGTTTCTCCTGTGATTCTAAATTCCCTTGGCTCATCATAAAACTGTCTGATAAGCTCAATCACCAGATAGCATATCTTTGTAAATGCTCTATAATCCGCTCTGTTTGCATCCCTAGACAATTTGCCGGACGCTTCCTGGAGACTGGCAATTCCACTTGCCGAAGTAACATTAGAGGTCTGTCCCTGTGCCGCTGCTGTATTTCCTGAAGTATCCTTCAGTTCTTCGATTTTATTATTCAAAATAGTTTCATAAATACCCGCCATTGGTGTCGATGTAATCTGTCGAAAAGAATCCTCTCCCAGATTTCCGTTAAAATGCACAAGTGATTTTGAAAAATCGCAAAAATCCTTTTCATTCAGTCCTACATCATCTCTAACCGCCCATCTTGGTTTCGCCAGCGACAATCCATTTTCCAATATACCCTGCTGCATCTTGTCTATATATGCCTGTGTATCTTTCATGACATCCACATATCCAAATCCGCAGACACTGCTTTCGATTGGAAACAGTACATCAAACACAAATGGATATAGGCCATGATCATATAGCCCTGTATATTTTAACTCCTCGTCATTTTCTGTCGCATATAGCACTTTTCCATTGCAGAATTTGCAATAATGCAGCACGTTCTTTCTTTTAATCAATCCATTATTGTCTTCAAGTACAATTGTTTTTTTATAATACCAGTCTACAACCGCAACCTTCTCTGTATTATCTTCCGCATCTGTCTTTATATACTGTGTTATGCTGATATCACTGCCTGCCATTATCTCTTTTTCCGGATAAGTAGCCTTTATGTCCTCTACGTCTTCCATGGATACATAGAATACATTCTTCGACCTCTGAATATCTTTTACTCCTGGTTCCCAGAAGAGATTCATAATATCTACATTTTTAATTGATATGTCGCCTAATCCATTGTCTTTCGAGCCATCCCAGAATACGCCTGTTACACAAGTTCCATTTTTTAATTTATACCATCCGCAAGCTGAATACGTCTCTTCAAATTCATTTCGTTCCAAAATAACCGGTATTATTTCTGATAAAGCCTTGGCTGCTTTTTCATCATTCTTTTCTCGTGGAAGCACATTTGCTTCTGGGAAATTGTCCATGATGTCAGCATGCTTATTAGCAAGTGCATTGAAAAGCCATGCAGACCGTGGTTCTATCCTTTTCTCTGCTTCCTCTTCCTGTTCTTTTCTTGCATAATCCCAATGCCTTAACCTCCACCATTCCTCATTTTCCACGATTGTATTTTCAAGATTCTTTTTTCCGGCATGATATTTCCTCAATACTTCTGCTGCTTCTTTCACATCGTCGTCCGTGATTACATCTACCGTCTGCTCTTCCGGTATCTCTTTTTCTTCTGATTCCATCTGAATTAATGTGTCCTGCTGTTCTTTTTCCTGTTGCACCGGTGCAACTTCTGTTATTTTTCCTTTTTTATAAGCCATCTCTCATCCTCCTAAATATTTAATATCTGTACTCCTTGGCTTCTTTTTTGCTCTTTGAACATATCTAGTGGGTCGAATGCCGGTTTTTTTTGTAATACATTTCCTCTTGGAGCAATCGGATGCTCCATGAGCACATATCTGCATTCATCATAGATGTGATCTTCTTCTGTTGTGTCAATATCTTCCGGAATTGTCTCGCTATATGTAAGGTTTGGGATTGTTCTGATAAAGTTTCTGCATGTATTAAATATTTGAAACATACAATCTCCCATTTCATCAAAGGCAAACCTATAGTGATACTGCATCTTTCCCGGCAGTCTGACATGGTCTCCGCCATGGAAATATACAAAATTAGGGCTTCTCTCCATCATTCTGGCAACAGATTCTCCTCTTGACTCATCAAATATAGCCGGATCCGCTACACCTATGATCCTCTTACCTTTCAGCAATGGATTGTTTTCTTCGACTTCTCGAATCTTTCTTGCCTGTTCTACCGGATGCTCTTTTAATCCCTGATTAGCAATTCCATTCCAACCGTACAGCTCTGCTATCCGGTATATCTTTCCCTTTGTGTCTACTGCATACCATCCTACTGAATACGGCTTTGCATATCCGAAGTCGAACCCCCGGTATATCTTCCAGTGGTCCGGTATTTGAAATGGCTCAATCACATGCGTCCACATTCTGTCTTTATAATGATTTGGGTCATCTCTGAATTCTGTGAAAACCTGTCCACTAAAGCTGTCCCATGAGCCATACATCAGGGCATTTCTTTCTGCCTCTGGCAATGCTGCAAGGTTTGCCAAATAGTCAGGGTCATTCTCTAACAGTTTTTTATTGTCAAATACTGTGGCCGGTATGTATATCCTGTCTCGTGAAAGCTGTATCTTCTCACCCTGCGGATTAAGCACGCTGTACCTTTCCACAATCCTTGTATTTGGCGGTGCAGGCGTTACAAATCTCTGCTTAACCCATGCCATCCCTTTTCCATCCGGATTCGCCGTTGCTCTCATGTATACTCTTGTGCCAGGTCCCATCGGTCTGTTTCTAGACATCATATACTGGTACTGGGTCAAGGAGAAATGTGTTAATTCGTCAAATCCGATAAAATCGTATGCTTTTCCTTGGTAGTTGAAGCGATCGGAGTCTCTTTGCATATAGCCAAAAAATATCTTTGCGCCAGATTCAAACTGCCAACGCTTTTTATTTTCATTAAATTTTGGGTGTTGCCCCTTCAGATTACCGTACAAGTCATAGGATCTTGTAATTAATCCTTCAAGCTGCGGCACTGTGTCTCGGAATATAATGCCTCTGTAATTTGGTATATTTATCTGCCGCAAAGCCTCTGCCAACATGGAATCCGACTTTCCACCGCCTGCTGCTCCTCCAAATAAAACCTCATACTCCGGTCTTTCCATGAATATCTTCTGCTTCGGCTGTGGCATCCACGAAGCACTCATCTTCGTCAACCTCCTTTACTGGTGGTAGGAATACTACTCCTTCGTTGTCCTCTTCATCGTCTTCGCCTTTAAAGCCATGCTTGTCCAACCAGTCAATTGCTTTCTGAGAATCTTTCAGCTCAATAGCTACTCCATGTGCTGTATTCTTTATGGCTTTTACCGTTTGCCAGTCTATTAAATCCGGATTTTTAATGCTCATTCCATATGTCGATACCTTTACAACATCTGATAAGTCCGCAAATGCAATTCTTGATTGCAGTTCTGCAACATCCTCTTCTTTTGGAAGCATCCTTTCCATCTTGTCTCGTCGTATTTCTTCCAAGCGTTCCTTGATTTTAGGATTTTTTAGCTTATTATGTGCAGAAACGGCCGCTGACTGATAAGAGCAGTGATAAACACGCATATAACTTCTTACTGCATTGAAAGATTTCGCATAAAACTGGCAAAAAAGCTCGTCTCTGTCTATTGCCTCATCATCTTCAGGTGATTCTTTTTCTTCTTCTGTATATGCATTCTTTTTTTGTGTGCACACTTTTTTCTTCTTTTTGTGTGCATACTTTTTTCCACCGCCTCTTTCCCATCCGTATCGTTGCTTCCAGGACTTGACCGTATTCAGGCTGATGCCGTATTTTTCAGCTATTTCTTTATATTTCATACCTAGCATGTAATCATTTTCTGCTTCTTCATGTACTTCTCCCATACGGTCCTCCCTTCTCTTTTTTCTGTCTGTATTATACAAAAAGGTGCGCTGTCTTTTCTCCCCTATTTCGTCTCCATTTATTAAAGGATGAGCTTGTCAAAGGTGAATACTTTAAAACTATGAGTATTGGAGAGCTGCTTCCTCTCATGGAAATAGAAAACTACGAGAACCCAGTCATTCTGAGTTCTCGTAGTTTTCTTCCATCAACTTTTTTATTTTACAGCTACATTTTAACTTGTAGCAATTGTTAATCTGATGCCTTTTCTTTTTTGCTTTTGTTTTGAATCCAATTGTTAATTCTGTTCTGTCCGGTCCTTCACACATTATCTTTGTTCCGGTTTCACGCAAAAAAAACGGGCACTCGGTCTTTACCATACTTGTTTTATTCATTGCCGCCTCCTCTCAGCCTGCTGCACTCCGGCTCACACACCCTTTATCTGAGAAGCAATCATATCTGCAGTATGTGTCCACAGGACATTAGGGCATCTATGCACCGCCCGGCTGTAAAACTCCCATTCTGACTTTTCTGTGAATGCTCCCATGTGGTATCTGATACACATTTTCTCTTCTTCTGTGAGGTCTATTAAGCCCATCAGCATGATAAGGCTCTTGTCTCCGTGTCCTGGGTACAGTCTTTCTTTGTTCCGTTCAATTCCAGTTTTAGCCGGCTCGTCCCCAATTGAAACAGTATGATAATCATCCAGCTTGCATACGTCATGTAGCAGCCCTATTATTCCAGGGCTTTCCCGGCGTTCCCATTTTAATCCCATGCACCAGGTTATTTTTTCAAGCTCATACGCCACTTGGAATGAATGTTCCATTAATCCACCCTTGTATGCCCCGTGGTGGTCTTTTGCTGCTGGTGCAATGAAATACTCTTTGTCTTCAAGCCACTCCATCAGCTTTGGCCACCTCTGGAGCATATTTATCACCGTTTCTTTTTTGTCAGTTTCTTTCATCATTTTTTCTCCTTTTATTTAGCATCTGTCCACTTTAATTTCTGACCGCAATATTTGCAATATGGCATACTCCATGTTGTTAGTCTCCTAATAGTTTTTATTTCTCCAAAAAAGGACTTGCAGTTAGGGCAAGATGCCTGTCCATTAAAGATTTCTATTTTCTTTGCCGTATGCTTCTCTCTGGATTTCAGAATGCTGTCAAGTGTAAATCCCTGCTTTATGCATTCATCCTCAAACTTCATATAATTTTCCATATCATCTGGTGTTATATTACGTTCAACCATAGCTTTGCAGATTTCCAATGATTTACGGCATTCTTCCGGTGTGCCGATTGCGCGGTACTGCTGTACCTCTTCCAGGGCCTTAATAATTGAGTTTCCAATATCTGACCCCGGAAGAATTCCCAACATGTTACTTTTTCTTTTTGAGCTTTTCAGATATTCAAGTGCTTCATTCTCCGTCATGGCTACACCTCCAACAGTTCCGGATTATCAAATACGTTACCGATAACTTCAACTTCACAACTGCTTAATTCATCAAAATTCATCATCGAACAGCTGTATTGCCGATATTCAAAACAAGCTTTTTTGTTTGTTGTTAATCTCTCCATTAAATTCCGCTCCTTCCCACATACTCTCCGTATGTCATGCCTGCTTCTCTCGCTTTTGCATTTACCCAGGCAATACTTCCTACCTTTAGCTCCGGCTTCTTATATGCTGCCTTTCTTCTTTCTGCTCTTTCCTTCATCCGTTCCTGCCGGCACTTCACTGAGCAGATTACTTCTTTACCTACCGGCATAAACAGCTTTCCGCACTGCTTGCATCTTCGTCTTTTCATTAAGCAAATCCCTCCGTCTCTCCGCATTCATACCATGTATTCCATGGCTTATAATTGCCGTGCTTGTAAACTTTTCCGCTCAGCGGATTCTCTGCAATCATAAGAATGTACATATCCTCCTCTGCCAGTCCGTTCTTCTTGGCCAGATTATAAATATCTTCAAAAGTTAATGTCTCTTTCTCTTCCTCTGTAGGCATTAATTCCAGGCCTTTAAAGGTTTCATTCTCGCTGTGGAAAAATACTCTTATTATGTCTGCTTCTATTAACTCTTCATTTTCTACTGGTTTCATTCTGCATTCCCTCCATTCTTCTGTATCTGCTCTATTCTCCAACGTATGCTTGTTAATTCTTCCAGGCACTTCTCCAATTCCCGGTTTTCCCAGAGGCGGTCCAGCTTCTTAATGCTGGCGCTCACTGCTGCTGCATAACCTCTTAATACGTTTTTATCTAAGCCTGCTGCCGCCGGAGCTTCCTCTGTAGCTTTTTCTTCCTGTTTTTCTTCTGGCTCATTGTCCACAACTTCTCCGGAAAGCACCTCGCATTCTGGTTTTTCAACGTTTTCCGGTTCTTTTGGTACGCTTTCCGGCTTTTCTAGTACGTTTTCCGGCTTTTTGATAACGCTTTCTGGCTTTTCAGTAACATTTTCCGGTTGCACCGGTGCAACTTCCGTTTTTTCATAAGAATCCGGCATATCTGCTATCGGAGCAAATACCTCTCTGACCTTGGCTGCATAATTATCCATACTTAAGGTCTGCTTTTCATTGCTCCTTACTGCCAGGATGTCCACCGGCTGTCCTTCTCCCTTGAAGGATGTGAATACCTTTCCGATTCCCTGTGGTCTGGAAGCCAGCACTGCGATTCCTGACGGTGCCAGAATACTCTCAAGCTCTTCTGAATCTCCATCTTTTTTCCACTTAAGCAGTTTTTTAAATATCTCCGGATTGTCTTTTGCGTACTGGAAGATAGCCTTCTGGCTTAAATCCATATCCTCCTGCTGCACATCCTCGCCCTCAATGGCTACCTCTACCGGTGATATAGCTTCCTCTTCCCTTACCTCTGCCTTTACTTCCGCAATCTCTTTTCTGGTCATTTCCGGTGATATGAGGTCTACTACCTCAATCGGAAGGGTGAGCATATCCTGGAGCTTTGACACTCCATATCCTTCATACTTATCCTGGAGGCGGTCAGAATAACCGCCCTCACTGTATCTGTCATTTATGGCTATGTACCTCGATACAATGTCTTTGGAAAGACCATATTCTGCCTTTGCAAATTCAGCTACGGTACTATAGCCGGATGCTGCAAGGATATCTGTATCTCTTGCCTTTTTCAGCAGGTAGCCGGTTCTTACGAAGCCTGCTGCCTGATTTGCCAGCTCCGTGTCCAGAGCCTGCTTGAACTGTTCATAGTTTTCTATATTCCTTAATTCTTCCATTATTTCCTCCTATCCTGCTGCCTGCAATGTCTGTCTAGCAGCTTTCTTTACTCTCTTCTCTGCTTCCTGCCTCCACATTTTCAATACCTTGTCTACTTCTTCTGCGTTCGGTCTTCTGTCATATGCTCCATAGCTCTGCAATATCTTCACCTTATTGTCTTTTTCAATCTTGACTTCCAATGTGTAATACGGTGTTGTGATTTCTTCATTTTTTCTTAAAAACAGGATGTAGCTATGGCCTCTATTTATGCTCTCAAAATACTGGTCTGATGATGCCACGCAATGATGCAGTGTTCTTCCCTCCCGCATAATATCTTTCACATTTTCCGGCACAATCACGCTGTACTCTTTATCTTTCCATTCAAAAAAGTCATGCTTGCTGTCGTAATTTTCCTTTATGTGTGGGTACTTCTCTTTCAATGTCTGCTCTCTCTTTTCGTCTGCCTCTCGATTCTTCTCATCTGTATATTTATCATGAAATTCTTTCATTCTTGAGCAAAGGCATATGATAGGATCTGCCAAGTCAGCTCCTCTTTCTTCTGCCATCAGAAGATAATCCTTGTAATGCTGCAATGTCTGTCTTGTTGTCCAGTCATTTATTTTTTTCTGCCTGCGTATGTAATTCAATGCTTTATTTGCAGATAACTTTGTTTTCCCAAGCAATAAATCCTCGCTCCATATCTTCTCAGATTCTGCATATTCAAGGTTTTCCTGTGATATTTTCTTTCCTGACACAATCTCTTCCTGCAACATATCAAGGGCATGTCTGCCACCATTCATATCTCTAAGCCTGTTTACTCGCTGTCCGTCTAATTGTAACAAGTCCTGAATATTATCCGCCCGTGTATCCAGAAGGTCATGGTCTCCTATGCTTATTATCTCTTTTGTCAGCTTTCCAAATCGACCTCTTATGAGATATTCCAGTAATACACAGACATCTTCACTTGCAAATCTGATTACTGCATTGTAGTCCAGGGAGATTTTTGTCTCAGATCCGGCTTTCAATACTCTTTTCATATCTACCGGCATTTCTATTTCATCCAGCCACTTTCCGTATACATAAAACTCTTTATCTATCTGGCATCCCGCATTTGTTTTTTTGTCCCACCAGTCTTGCGAAAATTCATCTGCTCCGTACTGCATATACTGTCCATAATAAATACGTTCTGTGGTTCCATCCGGTCTCATGAACATTCTGACTTTTTCCAGTTCTTCAATCGTAGACTTTGCTTTTTTCTCTTCTAATATGTCCACCTTTTTAAATTTAAAATGTCTCAGCATCCATCTGTCTTCATCATATTTAAACGGAACCATTACTTTAATTTCCTTGCACATCCGTTCTGTTCTCGTTTTTACAATTGCCGGATTTCCACATTTTTTACAGTTCATCTGAGAATTGTGTTTTGGTTTATCTTTTGTGTAAAAGCTCTCTCCACATGATGTGCAAGAGCATCTGTATCTTTTTTCCGTCGGTTTCACAAAAATATATGTCTCTGGCATGAGGCTGTGAATCCATTCCGTAAATTCTTCTGATTCAACCGGTGCTACCTCATCCATTAATCTTTCAATTCTTGCTTCCTTCCTCTTCATAGCCAATTCCTGCTGCCGGTATGTATAATTGTTTTCTTTTGCTGCAAGGTGATTCATTATGCTTCTGTACCGTTCCTTTTCTCCGACAAATTTTTCTACTACCTCTTTGGAACGTGGCGATAAAGCTATCGCACTGTCGTTAAAATAGCCATAGTAGCATCTTCCTGACTGGAGTACAGATGCAAGTTTTAATTTTGACCAGCTTCCTTCATATATGTATCTTCCATCCCAGCTCATTGTCTTTGTATGAAAAGTTCCATATTCTCCTGTTTCTTTTTCTACAAAATGACGTACCAGCATCTCTCTTTTTTCTTCATAATCCGGTGTATCCCAAATATCGACTTCCAATATTTCTTTTCCGTCTACATTCTGTATTACCGCCTCTGCTGCATATACATCCCTGCTCGGTTTGAATGCCAGAATAGCAGGTATTGTCTTTTCGAGTTTTTTCCGCTGCATCCTGCTACCCTCCTAGCTCATGTAATAGTCATTGATGATTTTCTTTGCCTGGCCCATTCCTGGGATGCCAAGTTTCACATTTGCCCCTTTTATGCCTGCTGCCTTTGATATATCATCCGGTATGCTATAAGCATTCTTGAAGCTCCATTTCAGCAATTCCGCAATGCAGCCTTTCAGTGTCTTTCCTTTCTTACGGACGCATCTGGCTACCTCTTCTTTCTCAATGCACTGCATTTTTATATATTCTACCCAGTCAACCATGATTTCCTTTGGCTGAAGGTCTGCACTCTCTACCTTCAGCTTTCCAAGTGCTGCGGTGCTAACCGTTGCCAGTTCTTCCATTTCGCCTGCTGCATAATCCTCTGCATCTTCCTTATCCAGTCCGTTTTCCTCTGCCAGCACAATGAGGGATGCTACATCTCCCTCTTCTTTCAAGCCTGCTGCCGCTTTGTTCAATTCTTCTACTGAGTTTAATTCGCCAAATTTTTCAAACATAATACTTACTTCCTCCTTCTAATTTTTCTCGGCACATAAAATATGTGCGATTCTCTTAAAAATAAAATTCAGTTTAACAATGATATCCTCTTTTCAACCATCTGTTTTTAAATGGTGTTTTTGTGTAAATTGTTCCATAATAATCATCCTCGCAATATCCGCAGTACTGGTCTACATATTCATATAGTCCGAAATCATCTCTTTGAGGATTTCTTGCTACTTCGTATTCTTTTAATTTTTTTGGTTTTTTATAGAGTTTATTATCCTTTTCATAACATTTTTCCAATGTCATATATTCAAGAGCTTCCCCATAATCCTCAAATACATCATCATACATTTCCTCAAATTTTCTTCTAATTTTGTTATGTCGCGCTATCCTCAATAACATAAATAAGACATACCATTTTTCAAAAAATTTTTTCATTCCCTGCCTCCATTAAATTCTAATTTATTTTTGGTTTCTCACACCGTTCAAACGATATTACCCATACATAAGGATTCGCATTCCAGCCATACCGGTCAAGGTCTGATTTCTTAATGGTGGAGTTCCAAAGTTTTTCCCATTCCATCATCACTTCATCACATTGACTGCATTCTTCTTCTGTCCCATAACAGCACTGCGAACCGCTTTCTCCGTATGTATTAAGACAATCCCAAAAATCAGGATAAGCCCCCTCTTTTATCACATCAACCGGCTTCATCTCCTGTAACCGTTTCATCCTCACACCTGTAACCTTAAGCCAGATACGTGCTGCTTCTTTCGGCATATGAATGGACGGATGCCAAGTATCAACGCAAGGATATTCATTATCTTCGCAATCTGCACGGTATATGTAACATCCATGTTCTTTCTTCTTAGAATCATATATCACTGGATTCTTGCATCCATCTGGAATAGTATCCAATCCGCAATCCCAACACGGACCCCATGCAAAGGTTTCCCGGACATATAGAATATCTCCCGGCTCGCAAGGCAACTTAAAGAATTTCTCTCCATACCCATCTGCAAATGTACCTCTACACGATATGCACCCTTTAGGTGTAAAAGCGGTATATCCCCATTTTGCATCATTTGGAATGAATCCTTTTACAATTCGTCTGGTACAACTCTTTCTACCTTCCAAATTTGCCCGAACCATTTCTGTATTGAATAAAATCGGTTTAATTGCCATCTACTCCACCACCTTTTACAATCTCAATAGCCTTTTCATAGGCTATAAGCATTCCTAATTCCTTTGGTTTATTATTTACAATATCATCAAGTACCCTATTTACTGGGACAAGGCTTTTCAGCTTTTCCAACTGTTCCACGACCTTGTCCGGGTCGTAGGCGGTCGGCTGTTTATCAATAACAGAAGCAATGCGTA